ATTCTTACAGGTAAGAGTAGACAGCAACAAGAAGAAGCATTAAAAGAAGCATCGGTCAACCAAATGGTTGAAGGTAAGATGCGTTTGATTGGAGCAACTCAAGGCCCTGAAGCTGAAGCTAAAGCACGTAAAGAATTCCAAATACAGATGCAACAAGCAGAAGAGCGTGGACAAGGACAGTATTTTAAAGAGGTGTTTGCTGCTGGCCATGCTATTTCACAAGGTGCAGCCCAACAACAATCTATTCTTGGTAAGCAAGCCATTGCTACTGCTGAACAAGCTAGAGCAACAGCCAGAGGCGATCACGAAGCGGCATCAAAATTCAATCAACAAGCTCGTGAAGAACAACTGGCCAACACTAAGAACGTGGCACTGGCACAAGCGGCCATTTACTCTGAAGGCAACAATGCGTTTGCAAAAGGAGCTGCAGATGCCAACAAAGCCAACCAACCAATTTATGATGCAAGATTAAAATTAGAGCAAGATGAAAACTTTAGGAGATTAAGTGTATCTGAGCAGCGTAAACTAATTGACAAACAAGTTGCTGAAGATGCTGCCGCTAAAAAAGCAAGCGGTGAAGAAGCTGCAGGAGCAGCCAGCACCAAAGCTGCTCTTAACATAGAACAACGTTTCAATGATGCTGGTGCAGCAGTAATGAGCAACTTGGTAGTGCCATTGAATGAAAAAGCTGGTCCTAAAATTAAAGAATTCGCAGAAACTGTTGCTGGTGCTACACAAAAATTAAGTGATGGAAAAGTTGTAACCACTCCTCAAGCAAACAACTTAGCAGTCAAACAAGGCATGGAAGGCACGGCTGGCACACCAGGTACTGCTAGACCAACTGGATTGGTCAATCAAGGACTGAATACTGTAGGTGGATTAGGAAGAGCAGGTGTAGCAGCAGGCAGTGCGCTTGACGCTGCTGGCAATTTTATTACCGATGCGCTAGGCAATAAAAACAAAGCTGAACCATCAAAGCTCAAAGCCGACGGCGGCATTGTACCAGGTACAGACAAAGGCACAACTGTTACAATTGGTGAAAAAGGCAAACCAGAAGCCATTGTTCCATTAGATCAATTAAAACAAGATAAACCACAAGGCGTAAATGTAGCAGAAATATCAAAAACTATTGCTACAACAATTAGTAGTGCGCAAGGCACATCTGCGGCTCCAAGCCCAATGTCTAAAAATGAAAAGTTTCAAACAGCAGACTGGGCTGATGCAACTCAAGCAGAAATAGCAGAAGGTTTAGAAGGATCTAAGAAACAATTAGCCATGTGGACTAAAGATGCGCAAGAAACTGAACAACGAATTGCAGAAATAAAAGCAGCTGGATCTAAACGTCAATTAAACACTGGTGAAGAATTTGAACTAAGTGTTCTTGAAAAAGAAAAAACAAAGAATCAACGAGCCATTAGCTATCATCAAAGCACAATTGATGTTCTTAGTAATCTAGACGAATACAAAGCTAGATTAGAAACTGAAAGTAAAGAAAAAACAGTTACAGCTACAGAAGCTGCTGTTAAAATTTCTGAAGAATTAGGTATTAAACAAGTTGAAATTGCTAAAGCAACTGCTGAAGAACAAACTGCCGCTGCTAAAATTGCTGAAGAATTGGGTATTAAACAAGTTGAAATTACTAAAGCATCTTCAGAAGACCAAAAAACAGTATTAACCGACCGTCAGAAAACAGTATTACAATATGCTTATACAGATACTGAAGGTAAACAAGTTCAATTAGAAAGTGCTAAGTCCATAGTTGCTGCTGAAACACGAATTATTGCAGAAAAAAATAAAGAAAAAGAAGCTCTTGAAACTGAAACAGCTGGTAGAGAACTTACTGTTAGAGAAAAAAGTCGTTTAGAAAGAATACAAGCAGACATAGACAGTAGAACAGAAAGTCTAGCATTTAGAAAAGAAGAATTAGAAGTCTATGCTAACCTTGATAAGTTAAAAGCTGAGAATGAAGTTAAAGTAAAAGAAGAAGTTTCTACTAAAATTTCTGAAATAGCAACAACTGCTGGAACCGCGGAAGTTTTAACAAAAGAAGAAGCAACAGCTAAAATTGATCAGTTAATTAAAGAAACTGAAAATATGTCAGTGGAAGAGAAGGATAAAGCTAAAGCAGAAATTGCCAAGTTATCCGATATAGCTAACGGAGATAAATCGTTAGCCAAAATTACTGCTGTTAAACCTCCTAGTTTAGAAGAAATGAAAGCACAGTTTGCCAAAATGTCTACATCAATGGATGCTGATCCTGCTAAACTTAAAGACATGAAAGCACAAATAGATGCTAAGAAAGAATCATTCTTTCCAGACTTTGGCGGCTTTGGTGGGAAAGCCGGAGACAAAGGTATTCCAAGTTTCTTGGCCAATTTGAATTCTCAAATTAGCAAAGCAGAAATTAAAAAACCAGAAGAGAAAAAAACAACAGCAGGTACTACAGCACAAGCAGTCAAGAAAGAAGAACCAAAAAAACCAGAAACACCTGCTAAACAAGAAGAAAAAACAACAGGCAAAGTTGAACAAGTGAGCCTAAAAGATCTACATACCAGTCTAGAACACTTAAATAAGAGTATGGCAAAACTGATAACATATTCAGAGCAAACAGCAACAGCTGCGCAGGCCCAGATTAAGGCCACAAAGAGTTTATCTGGCAACAAGTTTGCATAACAAGGACAATAACACATGACGTGGAAAAAGTATTTTACACCTGTGCCAGTAAATGGACAAAATTTAGGACCAATTAGCGGATTGAATTCTGGTAATCGTCCAGGTCCTGCTCGAGCAAACTACAGTAGTTATTTGCCAGATGTATATACCGGTAGTCCAAATCGTATTGAACGCTATCAACAGTATGAAGTTATGGACAGCGATCCCGAAGTTAACGCTGCGTTGGATATTTTGGCTGAGTTTTGCACACAGAAATTAAAAGATTCAAAAAGTCCATTTGCAATCAAGTGGAGAAACAAAGGAACCAATGCTGAAGTTCGTATATTAGGCGAATACTTGGCGCAGTGGAACAAGTTGCAAAAGTTTGACACACGTATTTTCCGTATTGTACGTAATGTATTCAAGTACGGTGATGCATTTTTTATCAGAGATCCTGAAAATCAAAAGTGGAATCATATTGATCCAAGCAATATGATCAAGGTCATTGTCAACGAAAGCGAAGGCAAAAAGCCAGAACAATATGTTTTAAAAGATCTAGCACCCAATTTTGAAAATTTAGTTGCTACACAAATTACCCCCAACATGAATCCACGCAACAGTGGCGGTGGTCCGCTGCCAGCTTCTGGTTATCTAGGTGCCAGTGCCAGTCAACGAGGTAGCACAGGCGGCGCAAGTTCAGGAAGTGGTACACGTTTTGGTGTTAACTTTAAAGAAAATGCCATCAATGCTGAACACATGGTACACCTGAGCTTGTCAGAAGGCCTGGATCAGAACTTTCCATTTGGTAACAGTTTGTTAGAAAACATCTACAAAGTATACAAACAAAAAGAATTATTAGAAGATGCTATCTTAATTTACCGTATACAACGTGCTCCGGAGCGTAGAGTATTCCATATTGACGTGGGAAATATGCCCAGTCACTTGGCAATGGCTTTTGTAGAACGTGTTAAAAATGAAATACACCAACGTCGTATACCCAGTCAGTCGGGTGGCGGACAGAATGTTATTGATAGTGCGTATAATCCATTGAGTATTAATGAAGACTATTTCTTTCCTAAGACAGCAGACGGCAAAGGTTCAGACGTTACCATGCTTGAAGGTGGTAAAAACATTGGTGAAATTGACGACTTAAAGTACTTTACCAACAAGTTATTCCGTGGATTGCGTATTCCAAGTAGCTATTTGCCCACAGGAGCAGACGATAGTCAGAGTAATTTCAATGACGGTCGTGTTGGAACAGCATATATCCAAGAATTGCGCTTCAACAAATACTGTGAACGTTTACAATACTTGCTGACAGAAGTATTTGATACTGAATTCAAGATGTTCTTGAGTTCAAAAGGCATGAACATTGATCCAGGATTGTTTGAAGTTAACTTCAATCCGCCGATGAATTTTGCTAGTTCACGTCAAGCAGCCATCGATACCGAACGTATTAACACATTCAATACTATACAAGCAGTTCCATTTATGTCAAAACGCTTTGC